ATCATACTGCCGTCGTACTTTCGTGGACTTCTACAGCGATATTAAAGTCGAAGTTTTTGATGGTGGATTTCGTGAGATCTTATTAAAAGAAACTCCTGTTGTAAGCGTATCTTCAGTAGCCTATAGCCAAGACTATGGCAAAACATATACAAACCTAGTAAAGTTTGAAGACTATGTACTCAAAGGCGATTCGCTAATTAGTATTAAGACACCTATATTTGAAGAAGCAATTAACGGATATCGTGTAAGTTACTTTGGTGGATACGATCCTATTCCTGGCGATTTAAAACTAGCCGTCTTGGATTTAATTGAGTATTACTCGCGCAACAATGGCGCCGTACATAGTAGTCGCGATTTAAATCCTAACACTACGCAAATCAACTATGTTGCATCTACTAATTTACCCGCAACAATTAAGCGTGTTTTAGATCAGTACGTAGCGGACTTTACATAATGGCAAGAAAGCTACATTTCTCCAGATTATTAGACATGATATCTGGTAGTGCTTTAGCTGGTGCAAATACTAAGGTTCAGAAAAGTGCTTTATATAAAGACTTTGACATTGCTAAATTAGAATCAAAAAAGTTACGTGACCTTATTGATTCTAATTTACCTACTTTTTATATTGTAGACATAGATCTAATAGTAAAAGAGCTAGTCGCTAATCTAGGCTTTAGTAATTTTTCAGGTAATGAAGACTACATACAGTCTAGGTTTCCTAAAAAAGAAAAATTAATTAAGTTTTTGCACGATACAATTAAAACAGCAGTACTAACTATACCACAAAAACCCTTTTTGCCTTTTATTACTAAAGTAGAAAAAGATTTTGACGGACTAATAAATACTTTATCAAAACGTACAAGCTATATTGGATATAGAAATGCTACAGCAACTTTTCAGTTCAAACTAAGAACACAAGGAAAAAGTCTAGGAATTTTTATAGCTTCAGATGCTAATTCTATTGTTGAAAATTTAGGCAAAAATGCTTATGTTGTAATAGCCCCAACTTTTAATGGGGCAGTAGAAAAAGTAAACACAGCCTTAAATAAAGCTTTACGTGAAGCATTTTCCAAAAGTTATGATATTGAGTTAAGACCTTATAGTGCTTCTTCTAGCACAAAAAATCGTTTTACTATTGGTGATTTTATTAATGCTGGACATACAGCAGCATTTGATGTAAATGATAAGCTAATAGGTATTAATATGCCTTTAGCACAAGAAAGGCAGTTTCTTTTATCAGGCAAAGAAAAGTCCGAAGGATTAGAATTAGCAATAGCTGATCTATACTTAGACGCTAACTATGATATAAAGTTTAAACAAAACTTTACAGAAAAAGCAGGAAAAATGCTAGACATGCAGTTTTCCTTTGTGGTAACAATGCCTTCAGCATTTAACACAAATACCCTGCGTACGCAAGAACTAGCGAGAATTAAAGCTTACATCGGTAACACTATTTTACCGACTATTGCAGAACAAGCAAAAAATAAGTTTAAAGGCGGCTTACTAGACGATAGTAGTATAAATACTGGAGCTTCCCCTTCTTTATCTGAGTATATAAATGATTTACTCGTAGAAAACCTAAAAGGCAACAAATCTCCAAGAGTTGTAAAAACTTCTACGGCTAAAGCCAAAGGTACTGTTAAAACCCATGCTTTATTAAAAACAGATGCTAAACTCACTGGTAAAACTAAATCTGGTGGCGTAAAGGCAAGCGCTAATAAAGCAGCTACAAGTAACCAAACTAACTTAAACCTTTTCACTTTAACAACCTTAATAAATAGTCAGCTTCAAGACGTAATAAGTGCTAATATGGGTAGTGGTAATAGCAAAAATGTTCTTAACTATAGAACAGGTAGATTTGCCAGTACAGTTCAAGTAGAACGTTTAACAAGCAGTCGTGATGGTTTTGTTACAGCTTTTTACTCCTACATGAAAAATCCTTACGCAACATTTAGTGCTAACGGACGCCAGTCTATACCTGCAACTAGAGACCCTAAATTATTAATCTCTAAATCAATTAGAGAAATTGCACAACAAGTAGTAGGCAGTAAGTTAAGGGCAGTATCATTATGACAAAAAGAATTAGCATTGTAACAGCCCTAGCTGAAAAATTTAAAGTAATAGATGGAAATGCTCCATATAGTTCTGATTTATTCGATAACAGCTACCCTAAACTTAAGTTTTGGGATGAAGTCCAAGACTTCCCTTGCGTGTATCTTACAGCAGGCACAGAAATCCGCGAGTATCATCCAGCCGACTTTACTTGGGGCTTATTAAACATTAGCGTAAAAGTATATGTTCGTAGCGAAAACGAAGCCCAACAACAGTTAGAAGATTTAATTAATGATCTCGAAACTGTAATCAACGCTAACCGTGTATTAGTATATGATATTACTAATAACCTTTCAACAACTGAAATATTAATTCAGTCAATCACTACTGACGAAGGACTATTAGCTCCTTACGGTGTCGGTGAAATCAATCTACAAGTGCGCTACGCATTAGTATAACTCGGATTTATACAAGCATAACAACAGATAAATATCTAGTCACAGTGCTTAAGTATTTCCAAAAATCATAAAGGAAAGAGTATGGCATTAAATTTAATTCGCAATAGTCGCGTATTTTTCACTACTAACTTGGATTCAAGTAATCGCGTAGCCGCTACAGGTTTTAGCGATACAAACACATTTGAACTACAAGTTCAAGACGGTTTCTCATTTTCACAAAACACAGGTACTGAAACAGTTACCTTAAACGAAGCAGGTGCAGCACCAATTCGTGGTCAGCGAAGTTTTAACACTAGCTTAGAGCCAGTTGATTGGAATTTTGCTACTTACATTCGCCCTAAGTTTCAAGAAGGTAGCGTAATTAATCTTGCTGCTGATGCAGACGATTATATTGGTTGCGAAGAGTCTGTACTCTGGAACGCTATGGCTGGCACTGGTCTTATTGGTGCTGCAGGTGCCGGTTGGACAGCTACCCCAGGTCTTACTCCAGTTTCTAAAGTTGCTTTTGCTAATTCTAATGCTCACCAATTACAAGCCTTTGGCTTAATTATTGTGTTTGAAGCAGTTGCTTATGCAATTGATAACTGTGCTGTGGATTCCGCTACTGTTGACTTTGGTTTAGATGCTATTGCTTCTATTACTTGGGCAGGTAAAGGTACTTCAATGCGTCAATTAGCTTCCGTTGTTATTGCAGCTCCTAGTGCTGGTACTGTTGCTTTAAGTGGCGGACTGGCCGGTACAGCTAAATACAAAGATACAGAAGCTAAATTTATTGCTAACAAGTTATCAACAATGAGTATTGCTGCACTGGCTTTTGGCGGATTGACTGCTAAAAGTTATTCTGTAGCAATTACTGGTGGTAGCATTACTATCAATAACAATTTGACATATTTGACACCTGCTAATTTGGGTGTAGTTAACCAACCTATTACGTACTTCACTGGTTCACGTGCTATTTCTGCTACTGTAACTTGTTATTTAAAAACAGGTACAAATGAAAGTGCTCAATTGTTAAGTGATTTGTTAACTGCTAGCTCAAGCTCTACAGAAAACAAATTTGCTGTAACAGTTGACTTAGGTGGATCAAGCAACGCAAATCGCATGAGTTTGTCAATGCCAACAACTATGTTGACAATTCCAACTATTACTTCTGAACAAGTTATTTCTACTTCAATTACTTTAAACCCACAAGGTGCAGCCGTAGGCGGTGCTTACGATATTGAAGCTAAGAACGAACTCGAAATTTCTTATTACGCAGCAGTTTAATTAACCGTTGCATTTTTATAGAGACTGGGCTGATCTCCAGTCTCTCTTTTTAAACTTATTATTATAAAATGACTACCCTCTCTTTAAAAACACTGTTAGTTCCTTCTAAATCAGTACAAGTGGAATATCCTGGTATGCCTGGTTTTGTTGTTGATTTGGCATTTTTATCTCGCGAAACCCTTTTGTCGATTCGTAAGAAATCTACCAAAACAAGTTTCAAAAATCGACAGGCTGCTGAAGAATTCAACGAAGATTTATTCTTGCAACTTTACGTTGAAAATGCTGTTAAAGGATGGAAAGGTTTTAAATTAAGTTATCTTGAGCAATTAGCTCCAGTTGATTTAAAAAATCAAAATCTGGATGATGAATTAGAGTATACGCCTGAAAATGCATTATATTTAATGAAGAATTCCAGTAACTTTGACGGTTTTATTAGCGAACAGGTTTCAGACTTGGGAAACTTTTCGACGACCAACTCCAGCAAGTAAATCAGCAGTTGGTCAACTACATTCAAAATATGAGTCTTGGCATGACCAAGCAAGCATATTTTGAAATGTGCGAAATGATGAATAGTGAACCCGTAGAGTCTGAGATTCCTGTGGAATTCGAAGACTTTCCATTAGAAGTACAACAAGCATTTAATGCCTATCGAATGTTACGAGATGAGTGGGATACTATGAATGGTAACTACTTAGGCAAGTCACTTATCGGTATAAAAGACGTTCTTGAAGCTACAGAGATTGAGCAGTCGGAGCAGAAATTTATTGTCATGCTAATACGTATGATTGATAGTGTACGTTCAGACGAAATCAATAATAAGAAAAAGATGGAAAAGCCCGCTAACTAAAAATTGGCGGGCTTTTTTACGTTAAAAATTTTTTGGTTTGACAAAAGTGTGGTTGCATGTTATAATGTACACTAGTCAAGTTATTAAAACTTTTAGCCACCAACCCTAAAGAGGAGTACAGATGGCATCAAATCAAGTTAATATTAATTTAAGTGTACAAGATGAATCAAATAGTATCAAACAGCGTACTAATGACGTCAAAAACTTAAATAAAGAATTACAAAAATCACAGCAATATACTACCGGTACTAAATCAGGCAGTAGAGCCGCCGCTGCCAGCTTTAGCGCATCTGAGAACATAGAGTATGGTCGCGCTCGTGGATCAATGGGATCTACTGGAGCAAGTGGACGTGACTTTGCAAACCAAGCACAAGGTCTTGGTGGATTGGTACGTCTATATGCTACTTATGCTGCCAATGTATTTGCTGTAAGTGCGGCATTTAGCGCTTTAAGTAATGCTATGGATACCACTAACATGGTTCGCGGCCTAGATCAACTAGGTGCCGCTAGTGGTGTTGCAATGGGCGGTTTAGCAAAGCGATTTACAGAAGCCAGTGGCGGAGCTATTAGCTTACGCGAATCAATGGAAGCTACCGCCAAAGCTATTAGCAGCGGTATGACTCAAAAGCAATTTTTACAACTAGGTGATGTAGCTAAAAAGGCTTCACAAGCACTTGGTGTTAATATGAGTGATGCTGTTAGTCGTTTAACTCGCGGTATTACAAAGCTAGAACCTGAATTATTAGATGAATTGGGACTGTTTACCAAAGTTGGTAAATCTTCTGAAGACTACGCACGTAGTATAGGTAAAAGCGTAGATAGTTTAACTGATTTTGAAAAACGTCAAGCGTTTGCTAATGCAGTATTAAAAGAAGGTATTGACAAATTCAATGAGATTGACATACCCACAAACCCTTATGACAAACTTTTAGCTTCATTAAAGAATATTGCACAAACTATTCTAGAAGTATTAAACAAGGCGTTCGGCCCTTTAGTAGATATATTAAGTGCTAGTCCCGCTGCTTTAACGGCCGGTATTGCTGCACTTGGATCAATGATTATTAAACAAGCAGTTCCAGCAATTACTAATTATAGAGACGAATTGCGTAAAACCGCGGAGTTTAGTCGACAGGTAACTTCTGAAAAAATTAATACAGCAGAAACTATGTTGGCAAAACGTAGGGCTGACATACTTGCAAAACAAGATCAAGCTGCTGATGCCAAAGCGGCTGTTATTGATAAATTAGAGTCTAAACTCAGAGCTCTTACTGGCGGACGTATTCGTAAAGATATTGCAGAAATTCTTACGCCTACACGCGGTATTCAGGATATCACTGATCAAGAGATTAAAAAGATTGAAGCGGCAGGTAAAGGTTTAAAAAATAACCAAAACATATATAATGAACTAGCAACAGCTATACGCGCGGCTAAATTAGAGCAAGAGAAGTATAACGCAGTTGCAGTAAGATTAAAACAAGAAGAAACCGCCCCCGTAAGTAGGTTTAGTGCATTAGGAAGACTGCAAATAGGTGCGGAAGAACAGCGCAGACGTTCAGCTTCAAGTACTATTATTAGTAATGCTGCAGACACTGCTAGTTTAGTAGGTTTTAGGTCTGCTTTTGGAGAAATGATAACTAGTCTTAAAACTGAAAAATTAGGTGTTTTAAGAACTATTTTTACTGGAGTAACAGGAACTATAACTGCAGCAACAACTAGACTTATGGGTTTTGTTGGTATGCTAGGCCAGATAGGTATGATAGCAGGAGTAGTAATCGGTATATTCCAAGGCCTTAGCTATGCATTTAGCAGTAATACTAAAGAAGTAGAAAAGTTTAATAAGACTTTAGAAATTGGCGACGAAAATGCCAAAGCCTTAAGTAATACTTATGACAAATATAAACAATCATTAAGTCCCGCATCAGTTATTGCATTAGCAACTTCTTTTCAAAACCTTTCAGAAAACCTTTCACTAACAGTCGAAAGTTTTAAAGACGCAATACAAGAATCTAGTAAGTTTGATAGGATTATAAACAGTATCAAAGGAATTTTTGGACAAGCATTAGAAGATGACTTTTCTAAAAGCATTAACAAACAGATTCTACAAGGATTAAAGGGTATTGTAGATCCAAATGTAAAAAAAGAAGCTGAAGCAAAACTAAAAGAGTTACTTAACGTTAATCAAGTAACCGAAAATAGTTTAAAAGCCTCTACAAGCGGCATGGGCAGTACACAACTAGCCAAAATAGGTAAAGACATAGCCACAGTCTTTGAACAAGCTAGTCTTGCTGGACAAAAAACAGCAGGAATATTAATAAGTATAAAAGACGGATTCAAATCACTAGAGACCAGCTATACGGAGCTTTCTAACTCTTTAATGCAAAAAGATCTGCTGTCCAACTTTGGAAAAGACTTAGCTTCAGAAGGATTTAAACTTTCAGAAGCTTTTAAAGATCCAATAGCAAACTTATCAACCCTACAAGACCTATTAACCGATATTAGTAAGATTAAACTGCTTTCGCCAGAATCGCAAAAGCTTATAATGGAAAATCGTGATGCTTATGTTGCGTTAATCAATACTGCAAAATACTATGAGGAGCAGATTGCTAAATCAGAAAAAAATATTGCAGATATTAGAAAAGAAGTCGGAAGCGACAAAACAGGTGTAGTAGCCAGTGATGTAATTTCAGCAGAGCAGAAAAGAATAACGGGTGCAAGATCTAAATTAGATGAAACACGCACACAGATGACTGAGCTTAGTGCAGTCTTTAAAAACGCTGCTGAGACTTCTATCAAAAAAGGTTTTGAATTAATAGAAGGCGGATTTACTCGTGCAATGGCTCAAAGCGTACTTAGTTCGCAAAAATCATTATTAGATAAATTACCGCAAACTGCCGAAACAGCTAAACTTGGAGCAAAACTAGAAAATCAAAAAATAGATTTACAGATTCAAGAGATCACTGAAACACAGCGTTTAATCAAAGAGATGGAGTTGTTAAGACTTAGCGGAGAAAAAATTGCACTAGAGCGTAGTCGTGATGAGTTATTAAAAACAGAAACAAATCAGCAAGTGCGACAAGCCGCTATTGATAATCCAAGATTAAAACAAATAGCAGATCGTGAAAAGATTTTAACAAGCACTAATATTAGTGCTGATATTAAAGCAGGAAAGATAGATCGCACTGAAGAGTCTAGAAAGGCTATGCAAGAGCAGCAAGGTGCAATATCAAAAGTTACTCAGCTAAATCAGCAGAAAGTAATGAATACTATTGCGGCTCAAGCAACAGGTCTTCAAAGCGGTTTTGACGCAGCTAAGAAAAAATTAGATAGTGATCTAAAAGACATTATTACTAGTAAAGAAGCTGAATTGCGTGGAGCTGAATTTAGTTCAAAAACTCTTGAAGATCAACAAGCAGTAATTAACAAATATGTTGAGCAAGAAGATGCAGTTAAACGCGTTCTAAGTAGCTTAGATAGTGTTAAAGAAACTGCTACTTCTAATTTAATAGTTCTAGAAGCACAAAGACTTAAGTACAAAGACGTTGCAGATTTAGCAGCCAAGGCAGTTCAGACAGCAGATAAACAAGCAACTACTTTAACTCAACAGTTTGATGCTGCTAAGAAGATCGCGGACCAAGAACGTGCTCGTAAAGACTTATTAGCTATAAATCTTCAAACATTAAATCAAAGTACTCAAGCTTTAGAAGCTCAAGTAAATCTAACACGCATTTTAAATGAAACTGATAGTGCACTGGTTGGCATACAAAAAGAAGTATTGCAAACTCAGCTTGATCTTGGTACAATTACTGCAGAGAACTATCGTGACCAACTTATAACAATTGAGCAAATGGACCGTGTTAAGCAACGCGATATTAAATTAGACCAACTTAAAAATAGTTTAATTGCCACACAATTAGGATTAACAAAAGAATTATTAGATCCTAAAAATGCAGGTGATATTGCATCAATTCAAGCTAAGATGGCTGCAGCTTCTCTTGCATATGAAACAGAAACTGCGGGAGTTAATAAAGTCTACGAGGCCCAGCAAAAGTCCAAAGCTTTAACTGAGGATTTAACTGGTCGTCAGCTAGCTTATGGTGAAGTGTTTAAACAAAGTTTTGACCAAATGGGTAACGCGATTATTGAGTTTACTAGAACTGGTAAATTAAACTTTAAAGGTTTAATTGATTCAATGTTAGAGGGCTTAATTCGTTATGAAATGCAGCAACAAGCTATGATGGCTTATCAAGCATTTAGACCGGCTTTAATGGCTGGAATTAGTAGTTTATTTGGAGGTAGCCCTACTCCTATGAACTTTTTCGATCCACGTGGCGGTGCACAAGCAAAAGGCAATGTATACGATACAGGTCTCCAAACTTTTGCCAAAGGCGGAATGTTTACTAATTCAGTTGTAAGCTCTCCAACAATGTTTAAGTTTGCTCAAGGTACTGGCTTAATGGGCGAAGCAGGTCCTGAAGCTATTATGCCCCTAAAGCGCGACAGCAACGGCAACCTTGGTGTTCGTGCAGGCGGAAATCAAGGCAACGTAGACGTAGTTGTTAATAACTTTGGAAGTGAACGTGCTACTACTAGAGAAACCACTGACTCACGTGGAAATCGTAAAATAGAAGTTATTATTGGTGATATGGTTGCAAGCGAAGTGAGCCGTGTAGGCAGCCCAGTACAACAATCAATATCAAGTAACTTTAATAACAAGCCTGCTTTAGTAAGGAGATAAGTATGCCAATTCCAGCATGGTCAGCCCAAGCTTTACCGCAGGTACCACAAAAAGGATTTACAGAGTCCCTTGGTGTGAGCATTATACGCTCACCCATGGACGCTGGTCCTGCTAAACAGCGTCGTAGAAGTGTCGGTGTTAACACAATGGAACTTAGTTTTATAATGACAACTGCCGAAACTACAACACTAGAAAATTTTATTGCTACTACCTTATCAGGGACTAAACGATTTAGTTTTCCACATCCAAGAAAAGGCACTACTGTAGAAGTTCGTATTGTTCCCAGCGGAGACAACGAGTTCTTTAAGCTGCAGTATTTAGCCCCAGGATATTGGAGCACGTCTTTAAAATTTGAAATATTACCATAATGAGTAGACTAAGTAGACTATCACCAGCAGCAATTAAAGCAATGTTTTCATCTGAAACAGATGAACAGCTTATAATGTTGCTTACAATTTACGACCCTAACGGTAGCACTGATCCCGCAGCTCCTACTGTGCCTATTAGGTTATCAGATAACTACACAAAACGTATAACTTCAATAACAGCTGATAACTCTGTGATAACTACCGATGACGAAGTTATTTACGGAGTTACCAGTCGCACAAAAGACTTTATATTTTTACCAATGACCCTAAACCTGCCTACAGATCAACAAACTGGTTTAGGCGACTGCTCAATTTCACTAAACTTTGTTTCACCTGAAACAATAATACTTATCAGAGATCATCTGCGTATAAGAACTAAAGTTTTAATTGAACTTGTAGTTTCTAGTAATATTGATAATGTAGAAGCAACTTTTACAGATTTCTATATTACATCAGCAACATATAATGCTGAAAGCGTTAATTTAAATTTAAGTATGGTTAGTTATAACACAGAACCATTTCCTAGCTTTAACTTTACCCCTAGTTATTTTCCAGGATTATTCTAATGAATTATGATAAATATATTGGATTACCGTATTTAGATAATGGCAGAACCGAATCCGGTCTTGACTGCTGGGGATTAGCTCGTTTATTTTATTCAAATGAGTATGGTATAGAGCTACCTAGTTATTCCGAAGAATATACGGGCGGAACTGATCCATATATTTCACAAGCAGTTAATCTTTACAAAGATAACTGGGAAGAAATTACCATACCAAATATTGGAGACTTGTGTCTGTTCAATATTTTTGGTGAGCCTATGCACGTGGGTGTATACATAGGCGATAACAAGTTTTTACATTGCCGCATAGGTAGTGACTCTGTAATTGAGTCATTAAATAACGTCAAGTGGAAAAACCGTTTTGTAGGTTTTTACGCATACGCGCCTCAAGCACAGGTGCAAGCTATTGGCGCGCCACATCCATTAAAGCTGCGAGTTCATCGTGATTGGACAGCAGAAGGTACTACTATACAAGACTTTGTGGAGTTTGTAAAAACCAAGTACACAGCCGGAACAGAGTTAGTTGGTAAAATTGTAGTTATGTTGGATGGTGTAGTTATACCCAAAACAGATTGGGAAACTACACGAGTAAAAGCCGGCCAAGAATTAAGCTATAAAACTGTTGCTCAAGGTAATAACACAACACGTATGCTGATAATGATCGCAGCATTTGTTATTACTGGTTACCTTGATCCTACTACAGGACTAACTGGTGCTCAGACAGCTGCTGGTATGGTTGGTGTTACCGGTGCTAACGCACAGCTAGTAGGTAGTCTTCTTATTAGCTCATCAGCAATGATTTTGTCTAATGTTATTGCTCCTATACGTCCGCCAAAAACAAATGATCCAGGCAGTGCAAACGCACTAAATTTGCTTACAGGTGCTGCTAATCAAGCAAACCTCTACGGAGCAATTCCCGTAGTGCTAGGCAAAGTTCGTTTTACTGGTGTGCTTGGAGCAAACCCTTATGTTGAGTCGCTTACTGAAACGAATGTTTTAAATACTGCTATTGTATGGGGTTTTGGACCTCTTGCAGTTAATGATATATGTATTGGCACAAGGCCAATTCTTGACTTTTATACAGGCGAACCTGCGTCTGTACCACGTCCAGTCACCCTTGAAGGTTACGCAAAAAACTATGCGCCTGGTGCACTAGTAGACGATTTTAATGCCTTATACGGACGCGACGTTGAATCACAAGCTGTAAACCTAGAACTAACAAACAATGCCTCAAATATTTCTGGTGGGTTTACAAACACAAGCAGGTGGCAACAAGTTAACCTAGACCAAACTTGCGATGCTGTAGATGTTGTGCTTTCCTTTCCAGAAGGTATGCGAAAAGTCAATATCAAAAATGGCAGTATAGGTGCAACCAGTTGTAAAATTGAAATACAAATGCGCCCGTACAGTACAGCACCTTGGTCAGAAAATGACACTAGTGCTGCATTAAGTATTTATGACTATAAGTCTAGTGATCCTGCCGCATTTACTTTATATGAATTAACTCCTCCAACAGATGCCAGTGATAATGGTTTATTTCTTTATCGCTATACAACTTTCTGTTTAAGTCCAAACGGTGGCACAGCCAAGTTTGACGGAGCACCCACAGATGTTTTAGGGGCTAATGCCAGTGAGAATTTACAAGCTCTGTATGCCAATACAGGGTATAGTTCATTAGTTAACAGCTATGTTACAAAAGGATACTTGCCAGAAATTCCTCCTGGATATTTACCTCTTTATACTTTTTATCAAGGTAGTAATGGAGCATATACATTACTAACAGATCATGTAATTGGATATAGTGGAGTAACTGGTTTAACTTGGGACGACGTTAGTACACAAGAGTATTCCGGTAGCGGAGATAGTGTTACTTGGGGCACTAGCGCTATTAAAACTATTAAAATTAAGGCTGGCAGAGTCTATTCCCAAAGCAGTGGTGCAGACCCTTCTGCCTCAGAACAACTTATTTGGACTAGTTTAGATGCTTTATCTACTGGTGGCGTTATTCGTAAAAGCAGTGGCGGTAAGTGGGGAAGCTTTCTGAGTACTTATGGTGTGTGGGGTAGTACATATACTACGCCTGCTGCAAGTGGTTATGGTGGTAGCTGGGTTAAGGTAATCCCTAATCTTAATTTTCCTTATGACGGATACTATACAGTAGAAGCTGCTGCAGATGATCAAGGTGAAATCTTAATTGACGGAGTACGTGCAGTACAGATTCCTAAATCAGGAGACAACAACTCAATTGATAGTATCAAAGGTGTTATTAAATTAAAAGCTGGACCGCACAGCATTACACTAAGTGGTGTAGATAATCAAGCTAGTCACGCAGGTATTGCAGCTAAGATTACTTATTTTGCTAGTAATGGATTAAATCTTGCTGCAAGTCAAAATACTATTCTTACCTTTGGTGAAGGTGCTTGGTTTGAAAAGCGAAAAGACGCTTTTAACTGGGTTCATTCAGTAGAAAATTTAGCCAGAGCTAGGTATCAAGTTCGTGTTCGTCGTACAACTAGCGATGAAACTGAAGATGAAGCAGATTTTAGAAAGTTTCACAAAGCCATACTAAGCGGTGTAATAGGCTATGATAAGCAAGAACAGCCTATGATAAACCCTCCTGGGTGTTATTTGGCTAAAACCGCTGTGCGTATTCAAAGTAACAATAAAATTAATGGGCAAATTGATGGTATTAATGCACTAGTACAAACAATTACATGGGACTATGAAAGGTCGACTGGTAGTTGGGAAAATTTACGTGCTACTAACAATCCCGCCAGTTTATTTGTTTATGTATTAACACACCCAGCAAATGCTTTTAGAGTAAAGCTCTCACAACTAGATGTAGCTAATTTAACAGCATGGCATAACTTTTGTAATCCAGTACCGCAGACTGTAGCTACTCCAAACATGGCTAAAGGTAAGTCTTATACTATTAGTAACTTAGGCAGCACTTCACAAGCGGATTGGAATGTTTTAGCTGGTACTAGTGGTATTGTATACGGTATTGGCGACAGTTTTGAAGTAAAAGTCGTTGGTGGAGTTTCCGGAACGGGTACTGGAGTATATGCTCCTAAATTTGCATATAACGGAGTATTAACTAGTACTCAAAGTGTAATGGATACCCTACGAGATATATGCGCAGCAGGTAAAGCTAGCCCTTCGTATATTGACGGTAAGTGGGGTGTAATCATTGATAGTCCTCGTTCACATACAGTTCAACATTTTACCGAGCATAATAGTTGGGGATTTGAATCAACTAAAGTTTTGCCGATTTTGCCACATGCTTTCCGTGTTAGCATTAATGACGAAAGTAACGCATATCAAGTACGCGAGTTTATTGTTTATAACTATGGCTACGGTCCTACAACAAGTGGTTCTGTAAAAGGAGCCGAGTTATTTGAACAATTAAGTTTACCTGGTGTAACCAATATTGATCAAGGCATACGCTTAGCTAGATGGCATTTTGCACAACTTAAGCTACGCCCCGAAACATATACAGTTAATGTAGATTTTGAGCATTTAGTGTGTACTCGCGGTGACAAAGTAAAAATTAGTCACAGCGTGCCACTGTGGGGCGTTGGAAGTGGCCGTTTAGGCACAGGAGTAGGCGACAGTATTACTGGTACTACGCTAACTTTACGTGAACCTGTACTTTTAACTAGTGGTACTACTTACACTATACTAATTAGAACTAACTATTTAACCAACACAACTGGTAGTGGAAGTGTTAGTAGAACCTTTACGTATAGTGGTACAACTGGATATACTACTACAATTACAGTACCTACAATAGCTTTAGCAGACGGTGTGGAATCAGATAACTTATTTATGATAGGTTTAAGTACTGTATCAACACAAGAGTGTATTGTTATTGGTGTTGAACCAAGCGGTAACTATAGTGCTAGGTTAACACTAGTAGATTATTCTCCAGATATTTATACTATGGATCTTAGTGGTTTAATAGTATATAACCCTAATATAACTACTAACAATATTCCTTTAATAAAGAACACTATTACCAAAGCACCTATTATAAATAGTATTACTAGCAGTAGTGCAGTAAGTAGTGAAATATCTCCTGGTAATTATCAAAATAAAGCTATTGTGTCTTTTACAAATCCCAGTGATTTGCCAGCAATAGCTACTAGAGTACAGTTTGATATTATTGAAGGAAGCATACCGGCCTTTTCCAGTAATCCTGGTCAAATACATATTACCAATAAAGAAACAAGTACATACACTTTTGACGGTTTAACTTCTGGGTTAAAGTATAAAATACGTGCAAGATACTTAGGTAACACTAATGAAATTTCTGGGCCTTGGTCTATTGACTATGCTTTTACCAATGATGGAAAAAACAAAAATTTCAATGATTCGCCAACACTTGGAATAGACTTAGAAACTACTTATATTGTAGTAGATCCAGTTGTTGCAAATCAGCCGAGTGATTTTAAAGCTTACGCTTATAGATTATATAAAAGTACTGTTACTACAGATTTATGGAATACTACCCCCATAATTCCAGAAGTACAAAGCCAAGGACAAGGTAGACTAGATTTATCAAATGTACCTATCCCTCGTATTTCAGAATCAGGAATCGATTATAAGGTAGAGTGTAGAATACTAGACAAGACTAACAATTATAGTGAGACAAGTACGTATGCTACAATTAAAATTAAAACAATTGTTTAAAGGATAAATATGGCAGCAACTTTATCTGCAGGCGTAAATTCCCTGATATTAAAACTAGATCAGCCATATGACACGATTAGAATATTTGACATAAGAGACGATCTAGTAAAAGTAATTGTGTGGTGTTCTGCAACATCAGGATTTACTCCGTCAGATTTCAATAAGGTATTTGATGGATTAAGTTTATCTATAGTTATTCCAAAATTAGCTGATGGTACAGATTTGGTGGCTGGCACACCTTATTATGTAAAATATGCTTTTATTAGTGATATTGAAGAAGAAGTATTTACTATTTCTACTGAGTTAACCGCTACACCTGTAGCAACTTTAGCAACTAAATCAGCTGTTGCATACTTATACCAATGGTCTACAGCTCAGCCAGGAAATCCTTCTGGCTATGCTAATTATACTTGGTCAACAGCAGCATCTTCTGCGTACACCGGAGGCAACGGCTGGTCAACCACTATTGACGCTAATCCTGGAACATCTTTAATTAAATTATGGACTGCAACTAAAGCGGTTACTGCAACAGGAGATGCAACTACTAGTACAGTAGATTGGTCTACAGGATTTACTGTTGCTTCAATTAGTCAAAACGGGGCATTTGGGGCTACGGGACCTGCTGGAGTTAGTAGTGCAAGAGCTATACTATATAAAACTGCTCTTACAATACCAAGTGCTCCTATAGGTACTTCTACTTATACTTGGGCTACTTCAAGTTTTAACTACACTGGTGGAGGCGGCTGGAGTCTTAGCCCTCCTACTTCTTCAAGTGGATTAGAGGGACAAACACTGTGGGCAGCCATGGTTGTACTAACAGATGCTTTAGGTAGTAGTACTATAACTATTGATTGGACTACTGCGGCCATTGTAGCACAAAGCTATTATGGTGTTGTAGGTCCTACAGGCCCTGCATCAACACAAGCAGGCCCTACTGGTAATCAAGGTGTTAGTGCCAGAGTAGCTTATGTAGTTACACAAGCTCCGTATGCTACTCCTGCAAGTACTCCTCTTAATAAGGCAGAAACTGGAGACGTAGTCCCTGCTGTAGGTACTTGGTTTACTGGAAAAACTTGGCTATCTAATGCGCCGGCTACAGCGCTAGCTGAAGGACAGTATTTGTATCAAGTTGATGGATTATATAATCCTGCTACTAATACAACAAATTGGATTGGTATACCTTATTTAAGCTCTCTTAAAGTAGGCAATTTACAAGCTATATCTGCTAATACTGGTGACTTAAATGTTACTGGTACTATTAAAGTGTTCGGTAATACCACGAATGGTATTTTAATTGACAGCACTGGTATAACTATTTATAATGACAGTGTTGCACGAGTTAGACTAGGAAGTATTTAATGGCATATGGATTGCAAACATTTAAAAGTAATGGAACTACTTTAGTATTACAAAACTCAAATAAAAGTGGAGTATTTGCAAGAACTTATACTGCTACACCTAGCGATATTACTTCTTATAATAGTTATACCGATACGTACCGTAAAGAATTTCCTGA